CAATTGATTTTAAATTAAAATCTTTTTTAAATATTTGCTGTGCACCACCTGCGACTTCATATGGATATAAATCGGGAAGATATTCATAATCTAGACGTGTAAGTATTCGCAGGTCTTTTGTTTGTGCGGCATGTAACCGCTTGTGCACAGCGTTGAACAGTTTTGAGGACTGTTCAAGTAGAGCCATAGTCGTTCCGACTGGCCCATAGTTTGTTGCATTTTCTACTACGTTATCAGTAGAGTCTGCAAATTGCGATGCGAGTTTAGAAGCATAATCCATTAAATTAAATAATGTAGATGATGGTTCTTTAAATGGAAGTATCTGTAATGATTTTCCTAAGTCACCCGCTGGAGCGTTTACCTCTCTAAATTCACCTGGTGCAATAGGCTCGTCAGGGGCAAGGACACGTAAACCGTGTGCCTTGAATCCACCTGGCAAGTTCGCAAAGGTTCCTGCATCAATTAATTGACGCATGGAGGAAGTAGCTGTTTTAGTTAATCCACCAATAAGATGAATATAACCATATCCGTAAAATCCTAATCCAGGAATCATTGTATAATGTGTAAAATACATTTTCTTTTTACGCATTACATCTTCTTCATCATAGTTTCTTCTAATGGCTAATACATCGCCATCTTCTGTTAAATGAACTATGTATGGTAATTGTATTCCATCTGGATCTTCAAAACCTGGTAAATCAATATTAACATGCATTTCTAAAATACTTACATAATCATCATTGTTTCCTGGTTTACTTGAACCCACAGTTTCATCAGATAATTCATCTGCTCCTGTTTGTTCAATGTTGTAATCTGCATCTATATCTATATCTTGAAATACTCCTGCTAGTTGCATTTTCTTTATTTCGTTTTTAGATATAATATATTTGTGTGTGTATCGTTCTGCTGTTTCTAAATCAGATGCATAGTAGTCTACATAAAAATCTTGTGCTTTTATAAATTCTGTAACTGGTCTTTGTAGAGCTGGATTAAAATAAGTTTTCTTAAATGATGTACCATATAATGCAACATGAAATAACATCTTATCTAACTGAGGGCCATACTCTGGCATTTGAGTTTGTGTTTGCCAATTTAAAAATTGTCTTACACGATTTGATTGATCTAGTTTTTCTTGAGTTTGAGTTCCCATTATTACAGTACGCACAGGGCCTTCTGTTGGGAATAATTCTTTGTATGCTTTTGCTTGAAACCTTACAACTGCTTGAGCTAATACAGGATGTGTAACTCCTGATGAACCTGGAAAAGATCCAGCTGAATCATCATATTGCAATCCCAAAAGACCTATACCATCTTCAGCAATTTCATCATATTCTTCTCTTGATTGTTTGTCTCTATCAAAACCTTCTAATAATTCATTTGTAATTTTTTGGATATCAGATTCTTCCATGCTTTCAACTAAGTTAGCATCGTGTTCTGTGTCCATCATAGATTCTTCTTGTAGAAGACCCATTGCGTCAGCTTCGTCTATTTCTGTTTGATCTGTCAATGTGACTTGTGCGCCACCATCATCCATTTCTTTAATATCTTCAGAAGTTGGTAATTCTGCTGATATCGTATCATCTTCCAATTGTATTCTTTTTTCTATTGCCATTTATATCCCCTAATAGTAACGTCTAGATTCTCTATTATAGATCTCTTTTTCCCTTTTGTCAAGGAATGTGTCAGCTGTGTTTGCTACATAACCACCATTTCTCATCCATAATAAAGCTTGTGTTACTGTGTCAACTAAATCGTCATGCAGACCCGTAGGGAAAGCTCTAATTTCATCTATTACTTCCATAGCCCAATCTTTTTTAAAAGGTGCATAAATTCTACCATTGTGAAATAAAGAAGATATTGCATAAGCCCGCGCAACCTTATCTCTATCTGGTTGAAACTCAAATATAGGAATACCTGTTAAACGCAAGTCTTGTATTAAAGATTGACCAGATGCTTTTTTCTCAATTAGAACAGCATCAGGGTCGTGTTCGTGATACTTGGATACTGCTTTTTCTCTAAGTGTAGGAAAATCCCATCTACCTTTCTCAGCTCCTAATAATATAAGATTTGGAACTTCTAAACCAGAACTAAATACTCCCCATGTAGTTACTGCACTATAATCGGCTGAGCTTCTTGTAGAAAATGCCGTATCCCATGATTGTATAATATATTCGCAGTCAGGGGGGCTGGGATTATCCCAATTTTGCCACCAATCTAGTTTAATTATGTTACCTTCTTCTGCAGAAGGAGCCTGTCCATAGAGTGCATCGAATTTAAAGGGGGGCGTATTGTTTTTTGTACGTATTATTTCTTCAGTTGTCCAGCAAAATCCGTTTTCTACGTCTGCTTCTGGCCAAAATGACTTACCTAACTCTAAATTAGTATACTTTTGCGACAAATATCCTTGTTTTACTAGCTTTTTTCGTGCTTTTTCTAGTTTTTCTAAAGATTCTGTAGTATTTAGGGCAGGTATGCGTACTACTTCCCACTTATCTGACATAGGTGAGCTGTCTTCCATGGCTAATAGGTGGCCAGAAAGATCTCTTTCATGCCATCTTGTCATAACTATAACTATTTTACCACCAGGCATAAGCCTTGTACGTAAACCAGAAGCGTACCACTCGTTTAAACTCTCTCTTCTAGTCTTAGAAAATGCGTCTTGCTCTGATATTGGATCATCTATAATAGCAAGATGTGCACCAAATCCTGCAATACCTGATCCAGAACCAGCTGCTAGGAATGAACCTGCTTCTTTACCTTTATGTTGTAGACCCCAACTGTTTGCTGCTCTGTTATCTTTGCGAATGTTTGTTTGAGGGAATATAGCTTTGTACTGCGGCGTATTTATTATATCACGAATAGCGCGGCCGAACCTTGTGGCTAAGTCATCACTGTGTGATACTGCAATCTCTTGCCAATATGGATTCTTACCTAGAGCCCATGCTGGAAAGTATGTTGATGTTATAAGTGATTTACTAGAACGCGGCGCAACAAAGACCATCAGCCTGTCATTTTCATTGTTGGCTATCTTCATGAGTTCATCACATAGAACTCTATGGTGTGGGCCAATACTGAATGAGGGATTCATTAGCATTACAAATGCTAAAAGATCTTCTCTTGCTTGTTTAACGGCTAGTCTTGAGGCGGCGTTTCTATCTTCTACTGTTACAGACATATACTGTTTTTCCCCATATCACTAATTGTGAATGTAAATCTTCTGGTGGATTATCGGGATCGTATAAGTTTAGTTGTGGATTTAATATCATATTTGTATCTCCTGTGATTTTTATGATAGGCATTAAAACTTTTTACTGTATGAAATGCCGACTTTGTTTTTACCTATGTCTAACTTTAAACCTTTGGGTATAATTTTTTTTACTTTTTTATACCCAGGTATTTTTTCTGCAGCTTTGTCAAGCTTGGGTTTTATGTATTCGTTGTATAGTTTTGACACTACCTAGATCCTGGGCCTGTTTTTGTTTTATTTTTTTTCTTAAGAGCTTTATATTCAGGATCATCAGCAACTCGTTGAACTAATTCATTTGATTTATCTTGTTTAGTTCCAGGGTGTACTCCACCACGTTTTGAACCATCTTGTTTATCAAGCATTTTTTTACGCAAAGCATTTTTATTTTTTTCTTCTGCTCCTCTATCAAACTTACCTTCACGTTCTTGTTTTTTAACATGATTAAGAAGATCACTAAATTTAAATTTAAGACTCTTAAACCCTTGTGCTTTAGCTTCTTTTGATTTAGCTTTAAGTTTATCTTTTAATTTTTGTATTTCTATTTGATATTGATTACGACCATCTTTAGTTTTTTGCTTTACAAGTTCATCTTTTTTAGAAAGTAACCTTTGCATTTCTTTTTCACCAAAGATAGTTCCTTTATCAATTGTTAATTCTAAAGGTTTTGATTCTGCTTGACCATCATTATTTTTATTTTTTAATGCGTCATTTCGTTTTTTTATTTCTTCTGATATTTTTTTATCTGTTCTTGACATTATTTATCCCCGACTAGTTTAAGTTTTGGTGCTGCAATTTTCTTGAGTCTTTCTACATCTCTTTCAATATCTTCATCGGAGTTGCCTGATGAGAACGCATTCTCTACAGTCATCTCGGTGATGTTCTTTTCAGTCCACATAGCCTGGTGTTTACCAAGTAATTCAAGGGAGCGGATAGCCGCGTTGTAATCGCCTTCCTGCTCAGTTTTTTCAGCGATACGTACTAGGCGGCGCAATATATCATCCGCTTCAATTTTAGTACGCTTTGTTTGGTCGGCCTTGAGTTCTGAGATTCTCTCAGCCACAGCAGGATTCCGTATGATTTGCCAAGCATTCTTCTTTGCATGTTGTTCTCCGTATCCAGCACGTATGGCAGCACGAACTGCGTTGAGATCTTTTATAAACTCTAAGCAGAACTGCTCTTGTTGTGCGGTTAATGTATCGCCTTTTGCCATAAATTAAATTATACATGAAAAGGTGTTGTAATACAAGGGGGGCTAGGTTATAATGTGAGTGTATATCGCATTGCGGTGTACATCTCCTGTAATGAGAGGGGTTAAAAGCGCATATCACACATCACACACTAAAAAGCGCTACCCCTCTCGACTTAAAAAAAAAGTCTAAAATTTGATAAAATTTTTTGAGGTGTATATGTGTGTGTGTAGTGTGTGCGATTTTTTCCCC